TTTCAAATTTTCTATCTTTATCGTTTTGTGAACAATGTAATACTTTCCCTGTTTCCCCTTTGGGTGTCATTGATACATACATATTATTCTCCTTTCAAGTCCAATAAGAACATCATTTGATTTGCGTTTAAGCCACTCTCGGCTAATTCCTCATCGGTGAATGTTTTGAAGTCAAAACTTACTTCCATATCTTGATATGGCTTTAACTCATTAATAAAGTCTTGATAATGTTCGCTATCCTTATCAACTATGAGTTGTCCGTTTTCTTCTCTGCCATACTTTCGGAATATCTCAAGTTTCTTCTCGTTATACTCTAAAAGTTCCTCGTTAATCATTCGCAAATTACGTGCGATTTTTAACCCTACAATACCTTTAGTGTCTAGCATTGTTTCAAAAACGCTCTTAATTAATTCTGCTTGTGATGTTTTCATACTTTCCCCTTTATAGTTGTTGATAAAGAACTTGTCCATCTACAAATCTCAACATATATCTAGTTCCGTTTCTAATAAGAATAATATTTCCTGTTGAGCCAAAGAAAAGCCCTGCAACTTCAGTTCCACTTGCGTTATAGTTCCCTATACTTAATGAGCCATTTGTCATTAGAATTTGGTTTTGAATTGTTCTATTATCATCCCAATAGTTATTGATTTGTAATTGGTTATTAGTTGAATTTTGTTGCATTAAAATTCTATTTCCAATATTTTTTGTTCCGTTCCTTGTTGTATAATTATCAATTTTTATTTCATTGTAATAATAATTATTTGCCGAATTATACAAGTTGGTGTGCATTTCAAGTCCGTTTCCTTGTAGGTTATTATTGTTGTCATAATTGGCAATACTAATTTGTGGATGTGAACTTGTATCTAAATTCATTACAAGTGAATTTAAAACATCATCGGTGTTTGTTATATTGCTTACATTAAACTCACCTTGTGGTCGCATACGAATTGCACCTGTTCCATCAAACGATACACCTTGAGGAACGTTGTTTATAGAATATGGTGCAACATCAATGTAGTTTGAACTTTCATCACCAAATCGTAAGAATGAACCATAGATTTGTAATGCCCTAATTATGTTAGCGGATAGTGCGTTAAAGTAGGCATTTCCTTGTGAGTCAAAACCTGCGTTCCACGACCTACCGCCATCAGTAGATACTACAAGTCCGTTAGCACCGATATAGTAAAGAACTTCACTATCGGCTACGTTAGGCTTGTTATGTAATACGATACGCATTGAGCCATCGATTAATACATCTTTAGTCACAAATAGTCCTAGTCCGTTTGTAATTAAATTGGCTAGTCCCTCAAGTTCTTCAACGATATATCCTGTATCAACATCAAGGTTGCTTAATATATCTTTCTTGGTTTCTTCGCTTGTTTCGTTTAAAACAGTGTTTAGGTTGGCTTTGGTTGAGCCTAACTCAATTTCATCGTATTTTTCGCTTACGATATTCCAACGTGTCTTAACTACCCTACTAGATGCTTCTACGTTCAACTTATCAAAGAATACGTGAACAGTATCGCCCAAATTCACTCTCTCAAGTGGAGCGATGTTTTTATATTCCTCGGTTTGCCATAAAGGAACGAATGATATTGTTATGTTTACGTTAGGAACTTCGATATTATTGTTAGTTGCGTAAGTAGTTGCTTTCGCTAATAGGTCGCTCGGTGTAGGTACTTCTCCGCTTTCATAGTCGCTTGAAAAATCAACATTAAGAATACGTGGGTTTGTTGCACCTGTTTTATTGTAATAAGTACTAGCGGTGTAAGTGACTTCATCAACTACGGCATAACCTAGAACACCATCGTATGTGTTTTCGTTATTTTCTTCTTGGTTGAAGTCGGTTAAATTTTTGCCGTATGCGATACGGACACCGTTATCACTTCCTCTACGCGCTAACATTCTTATGGTGAGGTTGTCCCATTCGTACTCTCCTCGGAAAGTATCTAAGAGTGAACCCTCATAACCGCCTAGACATTCTCTAAACGATCTAGGAATATCTAGTTTGAAATTTGATGAAGTGTTCTCGATATTAGTAGTGAGTGTGAATGGATAACTGCCTATCATATGGCTTAAAAGTCCGTTTACACTCGCAACTGCACCTGTACTTTCAAACGGAGCGATAGAGATTTTAGAACAATCATACGAAATGTGTTGAAGTTTAATAGTTGCGATTTCGTTTATAGGTTTCGATATGAAATAAACTCTAAATAACTGTTCACCTCTCACGGCATCTAATTTAATTTTTAGAATTGAGCCAACGGATAGTAAATTAAAGTATTTTTCTTTCGTTGACACCGTGAGTTCAACTTCGTATATGCCGTTCAGTTCCTCATCACAAAAAGCGGTTAGAACATTTAACTGCCCTAACCCATTTGTTCTGTCATTCGCTAATACTGATAATGATTTTGTGTTGTCTAAAATTATCATAGTTTCCACCATCTTGGATATAACTTGAAAGAAGTAAAACCTGATTGCTCTATTACGTTTAGTCCCTTTTTTAATTTAGGAAAGCCGTTTGTAATCGTTAAATCAGGGTTTCGATTTATTGTTCCCTCATAGCAGTCTTGAATTTCGCAATCAATAAAGGTTGTTGATGTGTTGTTCGCTAGGGTAAGAATTGAATCGTTTATTTGGACTGTGCCTGTGCCTACTACTTCGATAAGAGGTAATGCGGTGAAGTTGGTAGGGTTTAGTAGTTCACTATCGCCCTCAATCGCAATCTCACCGCTTTTGAGGTACTTCTGTGGCTTGAAATTAAAAGTAAGGACAAATTGTCCGTATTTCATTGCCACCCCTGTATCAGGCTCTATTTCGCTTACAAACGATGCCATTCTATAAATATCAGGCTCGTTTGAGTTTTCAAATCTCTTATATCCATCTTGGGAATATAGGAAATTGATTAAGTTAGAATAATTCTCGATAAAGTTCTCACGAATAAAACAATTAATAGGCAGCTCTTTGTTTAGGAATCTGCCGTTAAATATTTCTAAATCGCCGTTCTTTCCTGCGATAGAATAAAACGAACTATCTTTTTGAGGTGTGCCGAATAAATCAGCACCATCCCAAAAAGTATTAAAATCTTCAAATGGCTTGTAATTAAATGTTAATGTTCTCATCCAAATACCGCCTTTCTTCTTATTGTTCTATTTGCTAATTCAGTTTCAATTTCGTTAACGATTTGTTGTCCGTTTGCTCCTTGTGGAACGTTTAGATTAATAACAACACCACCATAGTTTACTTGGTTAGCTGAGCCTAGTGTATCAGCAACTCTATTAATTGCGTTATCTACTAGATACACGTTGTCATTAATGCCTTTTGCCAAACTTCCCATAAAGTCAGGCATCCACGTATGGAAGTCGCTTAGTGGTCCTGTTTCAGGTTCACTAAAGTGCAGATACGACCAAATCGTACTTGCTACGTTTCTTACTGAGTTAACTAGGCTTGAGATTCTACTTGTAATACCACTAATGATATTACCGATTAAATCTCTACCCCAATTCCATGCACTGCTTACTAGATTATTGAATGTATCTTTTACATTTTGAACTGCATTAGATACTTTTTCTACTACTCTTGATTTTAAATTATTAAAGCCATCTACAACACCATTAACAAAGTTAGGCACTTGTACGGTCACAAATAGGATAAGTCTATTAACCATATCCTCAAAAAATTGTCCTACTGCTATGATTGCGTTTTTGCCAAAGTCAGTTATATCTTTCCATATATTGCCTAAGAATGTTGTGACATTTAGCCATAGTTGTTCAATACCAGTTTGAATAATTATTTTTAGTGCTTCAAAACCTGCTTTAATTTCTTCCCAATGTTTTACTAAATTAACACCGATAATGATAGCACCTGCTACGGCTGCGACAACGGCTGCGATTGGAGCAAGTAAACCTGCAATGCCAATTCCTAATGTGCTTATGATTACACCTGCCGTTGCTATGGCTGACATAATAGAACCTACAATAGACAATACAGGACCAACGGCTGCCACGATAGCAGCGATAGTCAAAATTAATTGTTTTGTTTCTGGATCAAGTTCACTAAACTTTGTAATCAAGTCAGTTAAGAACTGAACCACAGGCATTATGATAGGAAGTATCTCATCACCAAATGCACGTCCTAATTGGACTACTGCTTCAATGAAATTTCCAAAAGAAGTAGCTGCTTCACCATTTCTAACATCAACTTCTTTTTGTAATGCGTGGAATACTTCGCCCTCATCATTAACACCTGCATAGGCTTGTTCAGCATACTCTAAAGCTCTTGTGAATAAGCCTGTTGTATCAGTACCACTTTGTTGTGCTTCGGATAAGGCTTTTAACATATTAGATTGTCTAATACCTGCCATATCTAACTCATCTAAAACAACGTTGATATTCTCACCGCTTTCTTCTAGTCCTGCTAGACCATTAACAAACATTTCAAATGCTCTTACAGGTTCGTTTTCCCAAGTTTGAGTAAATTGTTCAGCACTTACACCTGAGATTTGAGCGATACGTTCTAGGTTGCCTGTGCCATCTTTAGCAAACTTAGCTATTTGAACATCAATATTAGATAATACTTGTCCTACTGTACTACCGCCTGCTTCTGCCGTGATACCGATTGAAGTTAAGGCAGTTGATAAAGCAAAAATATCGGTTGTAGTAAACTCTACTGTTTTAGCTGTTGAAGCCATACGATTAGCCATTCCAACGATTTCAGATTCACTTGTAGCAAATGTATTGCCTAGATATGTGATTACATCACCTAGTTGCTCAATGTTGCTTATATCTCCACCTTGAGTGATGTTTAAAATTCTTGCTATATCAGTAGCTGCTTGTTCACCTGTTAAGTTAGTTGCAACGGCTAGATTTCCTATAACCTTAATAAATTCCATAATGCCATCAACACCTCTAATGCCAAGTTGACCTGCAATTTGAGCTAGATTTGCATATTCAACTGATGATAAAGATGTTTTTAGTGCTTCTTCTTCCATAGATTCGGCTAACTGTTGCATTTCTTCATCGGTCATATCAGTAGTCTTACGAACACCATTTAAAGCACTTTCCCAATCAACGGCTGCCTTTGTACTTGCTACAAAGCCACCAACGATAGGAACAGTAAATGTTCTAGTCATAAAGCCGCCTACTTCTTGCATAAAGTCACCCATCTTTTTGAGTTCAGTATTGCAATTAGCGATGTTTTCTTTAACCAAATCTAACTTGCCACCAAAACTATCC